GTACATGCCGAAAGGCACATTAAATCACTCAAGGAGGCCAACACTATGACGAAATCAATGGAACAGAAAAAAACAGAGTTCGTTAAGTTAATGGGAGATTACGGTTTTACGCCAAACGGTGAAAGAACATATGATGGACGCGTGGTTTACAGCCGCGTATGGAGCAAAGAGTTAGAAATGGTTTGGTACGGCAGCAGGGAGAGCCGCCTTGAAATAAGGGTGGATGAAGCTTACGGGATGCCGAACATCCGCATTTCAAGAAACGGCAAGTATTGGGAAAGTCGTGGCTACAGCAGCCCAAAAAGGGCAATCAACGCCATGCACGAAATCGTAACTTTTGCAGGCTTTGAGTTTTAGGATGGTTTTGTAACTATAAAAACACAAGCAGGCTAAAGAAAGAGCTTCCGTTGAGGCTCTTTTCTTTTGCCATTCCAGTGAAAGGAGTCGGCAGTTATACGAAAACTAAAGAAATATAAACCTTCATCTTTCATGGCTGCTGATTCATTCTACGACAAGGCCGCTGCCGACTACGCTGTATCTTTTATCGAAGCGCTCTCACACACAAAAGGATCATGGGCAGGAAAACCTTTTGAACTCATTGACTGGCAGGAGCAAATTGTGCGCGACGTTTTCGGAATACTCAAACCGAACGGCTGCAGGCAATTTAATACGGCGTATGTGGAAATCCCGAAAAAGCAAGGTAAATCCGAGCTGGCAGCTGCTATCGCCTTGCTGCTCACTTGCGGCGACAAAGAAGAACGCGCCGAGGTATATGGCTGTGCCGCTGATCGTCAACAGGCTTCCATCGTTTTCGAGGTGGCTGCCGACATGGTGAGGATGTGTCCGGCGCTGTCCCGGCGTGTTAAACTGCTGGCTTCCACCAAACGACTGGTATACCTGCCGACTAACAGCTTCTACCAAGTACTGAGCGCAGAGGCGTACTCCAAACATGGTTTTAATATACACGGCGTGGTGTTCGACGAGTTGCATACTCAACCAAACCGCAAATTGTTTGATGTCATAACTAAAGGCACAGGCGATGCACGAATGCAGCCACTTTACTTCCTTATCACCACAGCGGGCTCGGATACTCAGAGCATCTGCTATGAAACACACCAGAAGGCAAAGGATATACTTGAAGGCAGAAAGCACGATCCCACCTTCTATCCGGTTATTTACGGAGCGAAGGAAGAGGACGACTGGACTGACCCAAAGGTGTGGAAAAAAGTGAACCCGTCACTTGGAATTACGGTCGGCATAGACAAGGTTAAGGCTGCCTGTGAGTCGGCAAAACAGAACCCCGCCGAGGAGAACAGCTTCCGGCAATTGCGCCTGAATCAATGGGTAAAGCAATCTGTCCGCTGGATGCCTATGGCGAAATGGGATGCCTGCGCTTTCCCGGTGGATGCGGCGAGCCTTGCGGGACGAGTCTGCTACGGAGGGCTTGACCTCTCCTCAACTACTGATATTACCGCTTTTGTGCTGGTGTTCCCGCCGGTGGATGAGGATGACAAGTACAGCGTTCTCCCCTTTTTCTGGATGCCGGAAAACAACATCGACCTGCGAGTTCGGCGCGATCATGTGCAGTACGACTTATGGAAGAAGCAAGGGTATTTGCTCACCACCGAGGGCAATGTGGTGCATTACGGCTTTATTGAGCGATACATTGAGGAACTGGGCAAGCGCTACAATATCCGAGAGATCGCCTTTGACCGCTGGGGTGCGGTGCAGATGGTGCAGAATCTTGAAGGCATGGGTTTCACGGTTGTTCCCTTTGGACAGGGCTTTAAGGATATGAGCCCGCCTACAAAGGAGCTGATGAAGCTAACTCTGGAGGAAAAAATCGCCCATGGCGGGCATCTCGTTCTGCGCTGGATGATGGACAATATTTTTATCCGAACTGACCCTGCAGGTAACGTGAAACCTGACAAGGAAAAGTCCACAGAAAGGATCGATGGCGCGGTGGCGACGATTATGGCACTCGACCGGGCGATACGGTGCGGAAATTCAGATGGCACTAGCGTATATAATGACAGGGGATTATTGATTCTTTAAAAAACGTTGCAAAATATGTGCAACAAATTTGAACTGAAGTTAAGCAAGGTGTTATACTTAAAAAAAGATTATAGGAGGTGCTTTATGCCGACTAGTGTAAAAGAGCTTTTTTCAAAGGCAGGAATAGAAATTGCAGGACAAGCTATTTGGGGACAAACTGTAGAGCACGATCACCCTGGAGCCTATGTGGTTACATTGTCAAATTCCGCCAACCAACTTGTGTGTCGTAATGAAGCACCTATCTCAAGAGCAGCCGTCCAGCAGTGGATTCAAAATGTACCTAAGCTAAGGCTTGATGGGAATATACCAGCGGTTGATACGTTAACTTCAAGACTAAACAGGTTTTGGCTGCCTGATGAAACCATAGTCTACATTGGGAAAGCGGGGACATCTTTAAAGAAAAGGGTCGGGCAATATTATAGAACTCCACTTGGAGTATCCAGACCTCACAGGGGAGGACATTGGATTAAAACATTAGATAATCTAAGTAGTCTGAACATCTACTGGGCTCTAACTAATAAAAATGGAGCAGTTGAACTGGAAAATCGATTTATTAAAATTTTTATGGAGAATGTATCGGAGGAAAGCGGAGAAAGACTTTTCAGCTTCGGGTACATATTACCTTTTGCGAACCTAAGAGATCCAAACGGAACGGTTAAAAAACATGGAATCAAGCCTCAAACAAACTAGTATAAAAGCTTGTTTACCTGCTATGTTTACAAGAAGTCTGATAAATGAAAAATTTATGATTCATTGATTTGGGTTATGCAAAACCAAGTATGAGTAATTTGTATTTGCTTATATAGCCTATGTGTAATTAACCAGACAGATTAACTAACACAGAACAATTGAGGACAATCGAAGGGTTGTTCTTTTTTCTTGCCCTTTTTCGGAGGTGATGTAATTTGGGCATATTCTCACGCATATTCCGTCCCCACGACAAACCCCAGAATCGTATCGGCAGCACATTTTCGTTCCTTTTCGGCGGCACAACCAGCGGTAAAGCTGTCAATGAGAGAACAGCGATGCAGACCACAGCAGTTTATGCCTGCGTCCGCATACTGGCTGAAGCTATCGCAGGACTGCCGCTACATGTTTTCCGACATCGAACAGACGGTGGGAAGGAGAAATTGCCGCATCATCCTTTGTATAGCCTGCTCCATGACGAGCCTAACCCAGAGATGACTTCATTTGTATTTCGGGAAACTCTTATGAGCCATCTTCTGCTTTGGGGCAATGCGTATGCGCAAGTGGTGCGCAACGGACGTGGACACGCAGTTGCGCTTTATCCCCTTTTGCCGAACAAGATGGAAGTCAGTCGAACTGTAAACGGCGAACTGCTCTACACCTACTACCGCGATGCGGATGAAAGTAAAACAAAACCGCAAGGCGGCTACATTACCTTGCGAAGAGACGAGATTCTGCATATCCCAGGTCTAGGCTTTGACGGGCTAATCGGCTACAGCCCCATAGCTATGGCAAAAAATGCTATAGGCATGGCTTTGGCGACTGAGGAATACGGTGCGACGTTCTTCGCAAATGGAGCGAATCCCGGCGGTGTATTGGAGCACCCCGGCGTGATTAAGGACATTCAGCGAGTTAAGGACAGTTGGAACAGTGCGTATCAGGGTAGCGGCAACGCCCATCGTGTGGCTGTGCTGGAAGAAGGCATGAAGTTTCAGGCTATCGGTATCCCACCGGAACAAGCACAGTTTTTAGAAACGCGAAAATTCCAGATAAACGAGATTGCACGAATATTCAGAATTCCACCGCATATGATAGGGGATCTGGATAAGTCAAGCTTCAGCAATATAGAGCAGCAAAGCCTTGAGTTCGTGAAATACACACTCAACCCTTGGGTGGTACGCTGGGAGCAAGCGATACAGCAATCGCTCATACTTCCATCCGAGAAACCATCGCTTTTCGTAAAGTTCAACCTTGACGGTTTGTTGCGCGGCTCATACAAAGAGAGAATGGACGGCTATTCTACAGGTATTCAAAACGGGTTTTTATCGGTCAATGACGTAAGAAACCTCGAGGATATGAATCTTTTATCCGATGAGGCGGGCGGCAATCTTCATTTCGTCAATGGGAATATGGTCAAGCTTAAAGATGTAGGCGCGGCTTACAGAGAATCAACCGAAGGAGGTTAGTAAATTGAGAAAATTCTGGAACTGGGCGCGGGATTCGGACGAGGAACGCACCCTCTATCTTAACGGACCCATCGCTGAGGAAACGTGGTGGGATGACGAAGTGACTCCTAAGCTGTTTAAAGGTGAGCTTATGGCAGGAAAAGGCGACGTCACAGTGTGGATCAATTCACCAGGCGGAGATGTGTTTGCAGCTGCTCAGATCTACAATATGCTCATGGATTACGCAGGTAAAGTCACGGTAAAAATCGATGGTCTTGCCGCAAGTGCCGCTTCTGTCATAGCTATGGCGGGTAAAGATGTGTATATGTCGCCGGTATCTATGCTAATGGTTCATAATCCGTCGACTATCGCAATAGGCGACAGCGATGAGATGCTACGCGCGAAAGCCTTGTTAGATGAAGTAAAAGAGAGCATCATCAACGCTTATGCGTTGAAATCAGGTCTTTCAAGAGTGAAACTCTCCCATCTCATGGACGCTGAAACTTGGATGAACGCGAATAAAGCCATCGAGTTAGGATTTGCCGATAAACTCATGTTCGCGAATGACAAACCGCATGATATTGCAGATGGGTTGATGTTCAGTCGTATGGCTGTCACTAACTCGCTGCTTGATAAAATGCACAAGCCAAAACTTAAAACAGGCACCCCGATAGAGTCGCTCGATAAGCGGCTTTCTTTAATTTCACACTAATATTTTTAAGGAGGAAAACACAATGAGTAAAATACTTGAACTGCGCGAGAAACGCGCAAAGGCATGGGACGCGGCAAAGGTGTTCCTTGATGGCAGACGCGGTGGTGACGGGCTTTTGTCAGCCGAGGATACAACTGCCTATGAAAAGATGGAAGCTGATGTTGTAGCGTTAGGCCGTGAAATCGATCGTCTGGAACGACAGGCTTTCATCGATGCGGAGTTGTCAAATCCAATCAACAGACCCATAACTAACGCCCCAAGCGTGACACAAGGCTCTGATAAGTCCGGAAGGGCGACTTCCGAGTACAAGCGGGCTTTCTGGAACGCCATGCGCTCACAAAAGCCCAAGTACGATGTTTTAGATGCATTGCAGATTGGAACGGACTCTGAGGGCGGATATCTTGTTCCGGATGAGTTTGAACGGACACTTGTGAAATCCTTAGAGGAGGAAAACATATTCCGCAGACTGGCCAATGTCATAAACACATCAAGCGGAGACCGCAAGATTCCTGTTGTGGCGAGCAAGGGCACAGCATCATGGATTGATGAGGAAGGCTCTATCCCCGAAAGCGACGACAGCTTCGGGCAGGTTTCAATCGGCGCATACAAGCTGGCGACTATGATAAAGGTTTCCGAGGAACTTCTAAACGACAGTGTTTTTAACCTTGAAAGCTACATCACGCGAGAGTTCGCACGCCGTATAGGCAGCAAAGAGGAGGAAGCCTTCTTTGTCGGCGACGGAGCGGGTAAACCGTTAGGTATACTTGCTTTAGCCGGAGGAGGTCAGATTGGTGTGACATCGGCGGCAGTAAATACAATCGCATTAGATGAAATTCTTGATCTGTTTTACAGCTTAAAAGCGCCATATCGCAACAAAGCGGTATTCGTCATGAACGACACGACCATAAAGGCAATCAGAAAGCTAAAGGACAACAGCGGCCAGTATCTGTGGCAGCCTTCCATAAAGGATGCGACGCCTGACACCATATTAAACCGCCCGCTATACACTTCTGTATAT